AAGAATATCAGTGCCTATTATAAGTCCAATGGATGATCGTAATGTTGCTCCTGTTTCTAGTACAAGACTGGTTCCGTTGCCAATAATTATCCCACCATTTGTAGGTGTTAGACCTGCAATATCTCGTAAGTTTATTCCTGCTAATGCTTCCCAAGCAGTTGCACCAGCATCACCAATAATTATTTGGTTAGCTACAATTGTTGGAAGTGCTATAGAAGTTGCACTTATAGCTGCGGCAGCTGCACTTGCTGCGGCAGAAGCAAGATCAGTTGATAAATCAATGAGTGTTAGTATGTTACCATCTAATACATCTTGGTCATATGATGTAATAGATGTATGACCAACTGTAACAACACCATACCTATTATTGTCATAAAGGTAATCATTGACTTTATAATTTGTTCCAACTACCCAAGCACTACGAAAAGCTACTTCTGTTGTAAATGATTTCCAATAAGTACTGTTATTTGTTCTATCAGTTGCAAAAGTTGTTGTACTATCAGATGTATGTGTAACCAAACATTCCCACATAGTACTAAGTTCAGGATCAACAGTACGTTGACCAACTGTATATACTGTAGCATTTAACCAAACACCAACAACATTTGTGATTGCAAGATAACGCACCAACAATGCATCAATCAATCGCCAATTGTCGTGTTCTTTCTTATGCCAAGGTTGTGTATCAAACTTGACAAGTTCAAAGTTAAAGTTTGGTGTTTTAGTTGCCATTATACGTCAACTTCTGTCCCAACAATTTGAACATTACATGAAAGTGCAGTTGTTCCTGCAATTGTATATGAAATAGTATTAGCAGCAGTTAGATAATACTCAGCCGGAGCAGGAGCAAGAGTAGTAGCATCTGCAACACCATCAGCTTGTCCAGCAAGTGGACCCTCTTTCAGTGCAGCAGGACTTGAATATAAGTAATTACTGCCAGTTATGTTTGCGTGCGCCATAACCACCAAGCCATTAACTGTAAGTGTAAAATCAGTTGTAGCATCGGCAGCACCCTGAATTTCATACATAATCTTTACTTTGGCAGCTTTAGCAGACGGAACTGTATAAACAACAGTTGTAGCCGCTGTAGCAACAGTTGCACTACCAAGAACACCAATTTTATCAGTCATGTCTAACTCCTAAAGATTAACACGGCCAAATGCAATATCTCTAGAGAGTGAGTTTGGCCTTGCATACTCTCTAACCTTTCTATCAACTTCTTGTGGAGTGATAAAGTTATAAAATGCTTGTGCCCCTGCCACACCAGTTCGAGTTTGTAGCACAGAAATTTCATTCCAAATAATCAAGAATTGGGCACGCATTGTAGCTTTACTAACTTTAGTATTATCAGCGGGAAATGTTACATCAACTGCACTTGTCATAATTATCTCCTAATTGAACCAAGTGTATATACATGCGTAAGTGAAATAATATTTAGATTTTTAAGTGTCTCACCTTCAATACGCATCTTGTTTATCTTATAAGAAGCTGTCCAAGCATATAACAATTCATCCTGGGCTGGCCTACCACTACCAAAACCTTGTGAACCATATCCAACATTGCCATAACCACTACTATGTCCACCAACAAATTCAGTTTCCAACCTTGGTGCAAGTAATGGTTCTTCACGTTCAAACCCTGTTAAATCATCAAATGATTGATCATCTTCAAGCCATTTCTCACCTAAATCATTCATATCTTCATAGATATTATCAACAAACATTTTGAGAGTAAAATGGACAAGTTCACCTGATACATCTAATCCAATATAACGACTTCCTTTTGTGTTAAATCGTTTTCCATTGTCAACCCAAGGCAGTTCCCAAGCAAACCTAATGGGGATACCACTATCACTAAAATCAGCTACGGGATTAAATCCAGTTTGGTCCCCAAAAGTTGTATCATCATCCCACGTTTCCTGATCACCAATGTAATCAGCACGTTTTGTTACATGATCCTCATCACCAAGTCTGAAAATAAGTCCATCTGCATTTCCAAAGAATATATGATCTAGTGCAGTACGGCAACCACAAGTAAACTTCCAATCTCTATAATCAGACCAGGCTTCTATCTTTAATTGCCTATTACTTTCATAAGCAAAGCATCTGGTTTCAGTTGTAGAGGCTTCATCATCACTGTTAGGAACAAATAACATGTACATCCCAATTTTCTTATTATAAACACTAAATGTTCTATCTTCCAATGCTCCTATGGTTTTCAGTTTACCAATTGATAATTGAATTGCTGGATCAACCAATTGTGAAAGTCGTTCAGGTTTAAGTGTACCAGTGAATAGTGCTCTGCGAACAGAAGGGACACCAGAAGGATCAGCAAGAAGTAAATCTTCACCAATGTTTTGAATGGCCCTGTGGGAGATACTACCATTAGCCTCTATTACATCATCAAAAGTTGGAGTGTGATTACCATTTGCATCAAATATACCAAGTGTTCCTGGAAGTAGTACCTGTCCAAAAGCAATGATGATTTTATCTCTAAAACGTCCAAGTCCTTTAATGGAATGATCCCCAAAAGGGACACGACTTCCTAAGTCTATATTAACTGCATTATTTGGGGCAGAGTCATTCAACCATGTACCAGAAGTATCTGTGTTACTTATGTATAATCTATCAGGATTTAATGGATCACCTGCCATAAGTAAATAACGGTCAAATGCCTTAACATATTTACATATTGGGGTATTGACATTTGTTTTATCAAATAAGTCCTTTAAATACTCAACCATGAATGTTGATTTCATAATTAATGGTTTATTGACACCATTAACTATGATTAAATCACCATTAAATATAGCAAATGACACAAAGACTGTCTCTGACCAACCAGTTGGATTGCCATTCAAATTTCCAGCCCATTCATCTGTCCACACTTCTGCTACTTTTCCAGAAGCATCAACTGTAACAACCTTGCCATTAGAGCCAACAACAACCAATCTTCCATTATAATAAACAATATTGATAATTTTGGTAAAATAATCCGAACAGTCTGCAAATAATTCAGTTCCATAACGAATACTGATTGACCCATCAATACCACGTTGCATGTTCCGTAGAACCTTAGAAAACTTAGTTGTTAAGTTCAAGTCATTGTCAACAACATTCCACCCACCTGAAAAGTCTCTGATAGTTACATCAAGTAACAGGTTTGACCGATTAATTCTCTTTGTTTCAATGATTGGAAATATTCTAGCCATTATGGTAATCCAACAAATGTAAATGAGTTTTGTGTAGATGCAGTTGGATTTAATGCAGTAGGTGCATTTGACATGTTATTCTTTAACTGTTCTGCCCTACTTTCAAATAATACTTGAAACTTCTGTGTCGCATTTATGTTAGTCCCATCATCCTCAAGATAGTCAAAAGCAGCACCAAGTACTAATACCTGTTCATCAAAGTTGATTACATCTGTTGGATTGAATTTATCTGGTTTAGTTCTGCCAGTCCATTCTATGCTACCAATTGCACTATGTGGCCAGATATTGAACACCTTTGTTGGGTCATTCAACTCGCCAAATGCAATTGGGGTTGTACCAGATAGATTGTATGGATTTTGTGCAGCAGATAAACCAGGAATGACTGAATTTGAATTGGCTGGATAAATGAACCGAACATCGTCAAACCGTTTAAGTATATTTGTCAGGTCAACAGTAACAACTCCAAGTGTTCCATCAAGTGTATCTTGCCTCCAAAACAAGAATTGGGGCCACCATGCTTCATCAAACAACACATCAAACTTGTGTTGTATCATTTCAGCTACACGATCTTCTGCATATAATTGTGTATCTGTTCCCGTTACCATAGATATACGAGAAAGTACACGAGAAGTTAATTCTGATAGTGTCTGTGCCACTATGTTTTTCTCCAAGAGATAAGTAGGAGTGAAGGGGAAACTCGCTACTTACCTGCATAACTGAAAGGGATAGCTTTCAATTATACAAACCTAGTTATCAAACACCTTCTTTATATTCAGTCCATTTTCCTTATATCCATACAGTTGTTGTGAAGAATTAAGTAATCTACAACCAACTGCATTAACCATCATACCTTTTCCTCTTGCAATGCCACACCAAAATGAAGCTGCATCACGTCCATCTTCTTCTTTAACAATCAGTTTATGACCATCTTCATCAAGGATACCAGCTTTGTTTCTTGCATCTGTTGATGGAGTATAATCATAATCAAATCCAAATAAATCTAATCTCTTAACACCAATAGCAATTGCATAGGCTATTGCATAACAAGGGGTGTGTGTTAATTCTCTAAGTTCCTGTGTAAATCCTGCAACTTGTTCAATTGGATAACGTACTGTATTTTGGAACCGTTTCTCTGCTTTTGGTTGGATGATTGGAGTATCATACTTCTTCATCCATTTAGTCCAATGTTTCCATCCAACTGAACTTAAATATGTCATTCCATCCATAAGGAATATTTTATCACACCTTAAACATCCACCAATAAAGTTAATTCCCCAAATTTCATCTGGCCAATTTTCAATGTCTTTTTGGCATGTCATTGATATAATGAACTGTCTATTTGACAGTCCCATTGCAACAATTGCAACATGTTTAGGTCTAGTTAGTAAACAATCCTCAGGTTTATTCATTACTTTATCTATCCATAAAGTTATATTATAGGGAGAGCACTTATATAATACTCTCCCTATAATAGTTAAGCAGCTGCATTACCATGCAAGTTTGAACGATCAACAATAACTTCAACTTTGAAGTTCCGTGAACCATTCGGTGCAGTATTAGGCGAGTACGTACCTTTAGTATCAGCATTGAGGCTGGTAGCAGTAGTTGAATTAGCTAGGCCAGCAACAAGAGTACCACCAGTATCAGCTACATCATCAAGTAGTTCAGCAGTACCAATCTGCATAGAACGATACGGCAAACCAAGTACCTGGGCAAAACCAATTTCAGTACCTGTAGCAGCACCAGTAAAAGCAGCTGTAGCAGATGCATAAGCAACACTATCAACATACTTAAAAGCTTTTGCACCAGCAATAACCGCTGTAGTTGATACTGTAGTAACCTGTTCTGTCAATGCCTGACCAAGATAATCTTTGCCAGTAATGGTAACAGTAACACCAGGAACCTGGGAAGCTGTATGCTGTAAGGTAATTGCAGCACCATACTTATGAGCAAGCTTGGTATTGGTAAGTGAAGTGAACGTCTGGGCAGTAGATACAGATACAGAAGTACTCTGCAAAACAAAGTTAGCATCAGCCGCAGGAGGCGTTCCCAAATCAGCGAGATAATCTCCACTATTCATTACATCAGCAGCATATTCCATATTTGTAACATGCTGATTAATGTTTTTTGGGTAGTAATCACCAACATTTCGTGTCATTATGTTCTCCTATTTTCCAGTTCTAGATGGTTGAGTTTTACGTGCTGATAGTTCCTTAAGTGAGATAGCCAATGGTTGGTCAACTTCTTCACCTGTTTCCATATCAACAAAATTAGCTGGTTTATTGAACCCCAACTCTTTTAGTTTATTTTCATTACGTACATGTATTGAATGTCCATCTGGAAAATAAACCATAAAACCCCTATCTTCTTCTTTTTCAAACTGTTCAAGATTAAGATAGATTTTGTTACCATCTTTATCCAAAAGGGTTTTTCCTTTATCATCTGTTTTATAGATAACTTTGTAATAGACCCGTTTGAATGTTCCATTTGCTTTATGTACTTCATACTTTGGCTTAATATCTGTCATAATGTAATCCCCTTCAATATATCACATTACTAGTTAATGAGAACACAATGGGTTCTAAATGCTTTCCATAGGCACAACTGACCCTGCCAAACAACCCTACGCCCAGATGCATCAATTGTCCATGGTGCAACAAGGTTCTTAATCTTCATATTAACATGACGAAGCATATGAAGTCTAAGGTACTTGCTATTAATGAAGTATGCATAGTTAACAGGACAATTTTCATCATAAAGCATTGGGAGATTTTGGTGTTTGATGCCAGAGAAGCCCAAGTCCATCATCTTCTTGCCAGAGTTGCTTTCCGACAAGTTTATAATGACCTTACTACGTACAGCAGTTCTATAAGTACGATAGATATTCCTGCCACAAAGCATTAAGTCAGGCTTGTCACCTTTCAGTGTCAAGTCCATTAGAATATCATCGAAAGCTTCTTCGATATTGGTACTATCAAGATTTCCAGCAAAATCGTAAGATGAAGTACGCCACTGTGTTTCACCAGCACGACTTAGATTACCAATAGTACCAGTAGTGGGATCATCAGGAATAACAGCACCAAGCCCATTTGGATCAGTCCCAGAACCACTCGCATAGAGATATTCAGAGAACTTTTCTTTAATGGACTCATTAAGGACTGTCATCTTAGCTTTGACAAGCTTAAAGATAGCAGAAGTACCCTTGTTTTCATCTTCTTCCTGATCAGAAATGATTACCGTACCAACAACACGTGACCAATTATATTTGACAGTAGTAAATTCATCTGTCTGTTGGATTGGAATTTCATTATAATATTCAGTAGAAGTAATATTGGGGTTACGCCCAACAATAAGTGGATTAGTAATCTCATGTCCACCATCTTCAAACTCAACACGATTGGTTGCAAAAGCCCACGCCATAAAAGCATTTGACTTGATAGAAGCCAAGATTAGCTTCTTTCTACTTTTAGTTAGAGTGGAGTCAAGCACCGTAGCAATTGGTGTAGAACCCATTTGTTTTTCTCCTAGAATTTATAACCTGCTTCTGTCATTGATTGTCGAATGATATCATCCGAGGACATATTTACATCGGCTATATCACTAACACCACTAACACCACTTGGAGAAACACTTCCATTGGGTAGTGAGGACTGTGTATCACCAGTTGCTTTAGCTTCTTTTTCTAAAACATCTAGGGATTTGTTAAAATCAAGTCCCCTTTCTAAATAGAAAGACTTGAGTTTAAAATACGCAGCTTCTGTTGACAGACTTGTATCATTATCTAGAAGTTGGGCAAGTGTACTTTCATGAATTGTTGCATCAGGATATTTAGTAATAAAGTTGTTGTAAACAGTTGTTACTTCCTGTTGCCTTTGTTCTGTTGCTTGTTTCTGTTCCCTTTCCTCAACAAAAGGCTTCATATATGTGTCAAGCATTGTCTTGATGGCGTTTACATCGGTTGATCCACCACCAAGACCGTCTACATTATGACCTGCCGCTTGTGCTTGTGTCAAGAGATATTTAACAGTTTCAACTGGATCAGACTTGAAAGCCGAGATTAACTTTGCCCCCGTTACCACTTCATCGGGAGTTAGGTTCATCTGTGTACCAATATTACCAGCAGAGTTTACAGCTTCTAACTGTCCTTCAAGTTCTGTAATACGAGCATTGGCAGTAGTTGTCTCCTGTTGCAACCGTTGTGACTTTTCATATAACCTTCGCTCTACTCCACCTTTAATACGTTGATCATCGGTTGTAATTATATCTTTCGGGGAAGGTTCCTCGACTTTATTATCTTTATCTTCTTGTTTATTCAGTGTTAATGTTTTGTCTTCTTCTTTGTCTTCAACTTTACTTGTGTCTGCACTTATATCTTCTTCATCATTGATACCGGGAATATTATCAAGAATATCTTGCTCAACTGTAGTATCAGTATCTTCTTCTTGAATGTTTGTATTGTCAGCCATAAGAAATCCCCTTCTATTGCTGTGGTTGTTGTCCCATTACTTGTTGAATAGCTTGATCAGCAGGGACACCTGACTGAATAAGCTTAGCAATTGACTGTTTAAGTTCTGGTGGAATTTTTGATAGAATTTGGCTTATGTCTGGTTGTCCTTGTGACTGTTGTTGTCCAGATTGATCTTGTTGTTGTTGCACACCTTGTTGTGGTTGTTGTTGTGCCTGTGTTTGTGCAATAGCATCCTCTATCATTTTCCAATCATCGGCTTTAATGATTATTTCATCAAATGCTTGTTCAAACATTTTTAGCATAATAGTCAAGACTGGCCCAGGTGCAGCATTGATGAATTGGCCAAGAACTTGTCCTATATTCATTGCTTCTTCTTTTTTTGCAGCAGAAGTTGGCTTCTTAGCTGATCCACCAACAACCTTTACATTAAATGTAGCACGAATTTCAATTGGGTCCATTTGTACCCATGCAGCTGCCCTTTTTTGCCCAACAAGCATAGCAACTTGTTCTTTAGTCATATACATAAGACAAAGTTGGGCAATTCCCCAATATATTTGGCCTATCCAATCTTCAATTTGATCACTCTTTTCATCAACACGCATATTTGCAGCGGATACATTAGCTTGAACAGCACTCTTATTTGTATTTGTTTTGAATTGAGCACCACGGAATACTTCACCAACAGAAGAAAGTCTATCAATTGCTCGGTATTTACTTTCTTTGTCAAACAATTCTTTGTGTGTAAGACCGGGTGGAATGATAGAAAAGATAATGTCTTGTATCTTTGTATCTTGTGGAAGGTCCAAACCTCTTGCAGTTCCATCAGGTCCATTCAAAACTTGGTCAATGTCAGCCTTGCCAATTACATTCTTATCAAAAAATATATTGCGCTTGGCCCAACGCCTTCCACGTCTTTCTTCATCATTGATTTCATTTATAGCATCCTGTTGATCAAGATAATAAGTAACTTCACCTTTAGTTGCTAATCCATTAGGGCTCTCATAAAATGTCAATGGATAATAAGGAAAGAACCTATCAAGTTGCAATGGGTCGTCCCAAACCCAAATAGGCCACGTCCAGTCTTTATCATTATACATAAGAACACGACGTGTAACTTTGTCCCAAATAAACCATACCTTTGTCATTTTGGCCTTTTCAAATGCAGCATCATTGTCGAAACCAAATGTCTTTGCACTATCAGAGTTACCAAATAGTGAAAAGTTTTCATCATCTTGTCCATTGGTTGACTTTTCACCTGTACGGAGAATATGAGTAGGTTGGTAAATTGAATAGACTTCTGTTGATCCTTTCTTCTTATTACCATACTTAGCTATAATGTATTGTGTTGGTATATACTCACTCTGCATTATCCAATATGCATCTGATAGATCAACTTCTTGTGCATTGGGATCAATGATAACATCTTTGGGATGTACATACTTAGCAAATGGACCAGATGGTTGGAGGATGTCAATTGTTTCATCAAGTGTATGAATTTCACTTTCAGCAGCTATAACGGCTTTCTGTGTTTTTGCTTTTTCAAGTTGCTTAGCTAATACAGCTAGGTCAGCTAATGCCTTTTCACTACTGTCCTCTTTCTTTGTCCAACCAATTTTAATCCATGAACGATTGGTGAGCAAGGTTGTAACAACACAACGCTTTGCTTTTGGCTTTAAGTTAATTCCAGGTGAAGATTGTTTACTACCAATAATGTTGACAATATCTTCAACCAAGGTAGCAAAGTCCTTTTTATCTTCATCATTTGCAGTAAATTCACCCCTTGGATTACGAGCATATAATGCTGGAGTCATTGCAGAGACATTAGAGAACACAACATTTTCTGTTTCAGTCCAATTATCATCAAGACGTTGACTGTTTGATAAGTTACCAGAGGTTTCACCAGTATCAGCATTTCTATACTTCATCTGGTCATTGGAATAATAACGTAATGCTTCATCCCAAGCATCTATAATATCACTAGTAATATTCAGTGCATGATCTTTACGAGACTTCCATACGTTACCAGTTGACTTAGCAACAGGAATTTTAGAGGAACCAACCACTTTATAAGAAGGGGGTTGTTTCTTTTTACGAGATGTAGTCGTTGTGGTGCCAAGTGCTGTAGCAATATTCTTCTCGACATCACTTGGAAGTTGTGGGTTGTCGGGCATGGTTAATTCCTTTATTGATTACTTATATTTTGAGATTGTTTGATAAAACTATCTGGTTGCTCATTTCCAAGTAGTTGATCAATCAATGTCTTGGATTTTGCAGCTTCTTGTTGATAAACTTGTTTAGCTATTTTTACATCCGATGGATTAGCGACCATACCACGTTTTATTGCATCAAGTAATGAAGTTGCAGACTGCATACGTTCTGCTTGTTGCATAAAAGCTGGTTGATCTTTTAGTGCTGGATACTGATCAAGTAAATCACTAAATACAGTTCGACCTGTATTCTTGATACCCTGGGTTACTTGTTGATTAGGAATACTACTTGGTTGACCTTGTACACTTGGAACTGTTAATGAACCATCATTGATATTATTTCCAACAACACTAGATAGTTCGGGTGGCAAAGTTTGGTCCTGTGTAGGACTTGGATACTTGTTTACATCGAAACCACGTTGATCAGCTTGACTCATTGCGGGACCAATGCCTTTATCAGGTGCTTTTTTAAACATCTTCCGAGCGAACTGATCAGGATAAGCAGGTAGTGATTTACTAACTTGTTCTGCACGTTGGCGAGTTTCACTGGCTATATTAGGTAAAGCCCCCTAGCCATCCGTGCCATCAATGCTTCTATTAGTTTGGGACTAGCCATATCTACAACTCGTTCTTGTATCAGGAAGGGCACACTCACCCCAACGAAACCATCCAGGTTTCTTTGGTTTTTTGAATTTAATGAGTGTTGACATTTTTGGTCGATTAGTCAACATATATTTGATGGTATCCATAGCATGATCATCTTTATCTGTAGGCTTATCCAGCCGATCACCTGAACTGTCTTTTTTCCAATAATAATTATTAAACTCATTGATAACAAACTCTAATCTATCACTTATGTATAAATGAGGTGCATCATATGCACCAGTAATTGGATTAATATGCATACGTTGTTTTATTAAATACTGTTGAACCTTGACGATTCCATTTATAATGTCATTGTTGCCTCTGCGAAGGTGGATACCATCCTCCAACATCATTGCATCTATAGATTTACCAACTAATGACTTTGTTCCACTCTTACGTCTGAAACAATCAGGATCAGCATAGATTTTGTTGTCCGTTGGGATTTTATATTCTTGTCTTTTTTCTTTAATGTGTAATATGTGCATGTCCAATGGAATTTCTGCATCATAGAAACCATCAAGTAGAATTACATTGTTGTCATCGTCTATAAAACCATTAATATAACAAGAGGGAACAGCTAAACCATGATCAAACCCTTCTAAAAATTCGATGTCATAATTCTCAAGTCGCAATGAGTTATAATATTGTAAAAGTAGATCATGTGAGATTACATTTGCATAATCATCAAAGTCAGGATATACTAAGCCTTCATAAGCTGCCCATTCACCTAATAGGAAGCGTTTACGCATTTGGCCTTTATATGAGGACTCTAATGTAGCTATATAATCCGGTTCAAGGTTATCTTTATTTTCATAAGTTGATCCCTCAAACACTTCAATAATTGGAACTGGTTTGTTGTCTTTTCCCCGTACCCATTTACCATCATGATCAGTTTCACACAACAAATCCTCATTCATATGGTTGTCTTTTAGATCATGAATAGGCCGAACCAGTTTCTTATATACCCAATTACGTGTTGGATTAGTTGTTGCAATCAACCAACGTGGTCCACTAGCTGGCATGGTTTCATCGTTACCAATATATTTAGTAGACCCACGAAGTCTACCAAGTAGATCAAGAAAGTCCTTGTGAACAATTTCAGGGTCTTCTAATTGGTCAACAACAATCCAATCATATGTAGCGGAAAGTAAGTTTGAAGTAGTAGCTTCATTTGTACTTTTACCTTGTTGTGCTATATAACGAAAGTTAATTGTTGTCCCATTAGACAGAGTACAAGTGTTTGAAGCGTTCTGACTCCTTGGAAAACTCTTTATCCAATGATCAGGGCACCATTTAATAAACTCTTTGCGTATTGTATCATTTAATTTTGGATAAGTAGACCTCGCAATCAATCCATTGCTTCCTGGATAATCTTTGGCAAGGCGTAGTGCTTTAATAACAGCACCAGCAGTTTTTCCATTAGCAAAGCCCCCACAAAACATTTGTATTTTGTAGCGGCTTGCCTGGAACCTATCTTGTAAAGTTCCTTCAAATATACGGTAATTTGTACCCATATAACTTATGCGTCCTTAGCACGAGTCCAAGTAGCATTTGTAATACCAGTAGCACGGTATGTAATCTCATTAGTAGTATCAAACAATAGTTCACCAACAAAGTTAGGGGTTACACTACCAGTAGGGTCGCCAGCATTAAATATACTAATGGAAGTAAGTTTATTCTCTGCTCCAACAACACCAACTGGTGCATTTCCACTAGCTTCAATAACTGTAGCCATTATATTTCCTCCGGTGTGATATTAATAATAGGAACATCATGGTCCTTATCTCTACGAATAACTTCAATGGTTAATCCACCCTCCATTTTATGTTTATGTTCTACAACATCAACAGGTCGATGTCCAGCACGGTCAAGTACATCCTTTGCCGCAACTAAT